TAAATTAGAAAATACTTGACTAGATCTACACTCTTCAAGTATGCTCTCAATACACTTTAGGGTAAAGTGGGGGTAGGTATTATTAAAACTTACCTCTGCTCTAATATGCAAAACATGGGATATAGAAAAAATAACTTAGAATATGAACCTATAATCTCTTCTGAAGAAGAAGCTCCCATAGAGTATTGTAATCTCGATAACTCTCTCAATAGACGACAACGCAACTTTATCTGGATCTCAGTTAATAATCCAAGACTATCATTAGTCGAATGTGCCTACAAAGCCGGTTATACATCACCACGTCAGGCCGCAAACAAACTCATGAACAAGCCTATTATTCGTAAAGAATATAACTATCTTATGAACGAAGCCAAGAAGAAGTACGAACTCAACTACGATAGAGCTGTCCAGGATCTCTATGATATTCGTGACAAGGCAATGGAAGCAGGGTCTTTTAACGCGGCCATATCTGCCCAGAACTCACTTCTAAAAGTCGGGGGCTTAATTGTAGATCGTAAAGAGGTAATGTTTGGCAAGGTAGATCAAATGAGTCGGGATGAAGTAGAAGCCAGGTTGTCACAGCTGCTGGGTAATGTTGTGGAAGCTAGTCTAGAAAATAAATCTCCGGATCCCAGCCCGGCCCAGATACAAGAAGACATAGATGCACAAACTGACATGGAAGAAGAAGAGAAATTTGAGGAAGGTTGGACTGACCAAGAAACAAAAAAAGATGAAAAGGCATAACTAATTTTGGAATGGAGTTGAGAAGTAATTTGTAAATCAGACTATGCCTTAGTCGGAATATAACAAATTACTCAGCATTGTTCAAGAATTTATCTAAGCCTTTATATAGGTCGGAATATGATTTATACCAAGCTGACCTAATATGTTGTTTATCTTTATATACTAAGTAGCCAACAGTAAAGCCGACACTATCAATATAAGGATATCTTTGTAAGTCGTGCTTTACTGGGTCAAATGGTACTATTCTTATAAGATATCTATTCATCAGGTGCTACAGGTTCACTGAGAAAGTAAACAAGAACATAGACACCTATGGTTATGTAAAAGACGGTATCAACTGACATTTTTTTCCCATTCTTGTATTTTGGTTAGCAAGTCTTCAGCAGTATTAGTAGGGTCATCACCGTATTTTTTGTTTGCTTCTATCTCGTTTACTAGCCATTGTTTTATTTGCTTTATGATTAAATTATTCATCAGCTAAGTCTCCTTAAATCTTCGATACTAATTTGCATTACGCCAGTATCATCAGAAGCATAGTCGTCATAATCGTCATCATGTTCGGAAACAAAGTCGACTTCAAACTCATAGCGTAAGGGTGTAATAATTTTTTCTGCATGGTTACGCCCATACCTAAACAGATCTATAACATTGTTATTTTTATCTGTTGCATAATGAATGCAATGCCCACCACAAGTGAAGTAAGTGCCATGCTCATCTTTAACGACATCAAACTCTTGGTCTTGTAAGAATTTGCTATCTTTGATTGCTTGTAATGGTATTGGTTCGGTTGGTCTGTAATATGTTGACATGGTTAAAATCCTCCTCTAAATAAATAGAATAATGCTCTTAGTCTCCATTCAGACAAGTGGCGTAAATGTTTAGGTATGGTTCTTCTGTCTATGGCTTTCATGCTCTCACCTCATATGATGTTGGTGTAATGGTTATATCAATATCTCCACCTTTTGCAATGCGTTCTAATTGGTCATCAGTGAAGTACATATTATCTGCGAAGTCATCACGACTAACTTGGTAAGTATCTTCCCAAACATTGTCGTTATACTTTGGGTTGTAGCCACTAGCATAAATAACTGTGTTTGGTTTATCTCTTCCAAGTTCTTGATTTGGATTATTTGAATAACAATTCATCAGATATATGCCGTCATCTTTAACAAGGTAAAAGCATTTTTCAGGTGTGTATTTATCACGATAAGCAATTTTAAAATTACTTGCCTTGATAGTATCCCTAGCCAATTTGACTAGGGATTTATTAGATCGAAATGTAAGTTTATGGTTGTCGTTCATGCTGACTCCTCTTGTTTAGTGTGCTTGATAAGTACAGACCATAATGGCTCAAAGTGTGAAACTTTAAGCTGATTGCTCTTATCTATCTCAAAGGTATCAGGGTCAATATTCATTAAATTGTCGTTATTACAATACCATTGATTATGAGAATAGATGTAAGCGTATTCTATGTCCCATGATATATCTTTGATAAAAGCATTTAATGACGCATACTTCATAGGTGGTTCAATGTTGGCTCTATCCTCAATGGACTTAGCAACAGTCTCTTTTAAAGCTGATATGTAGCCTTGATTGACTAGCTCATTTGCTTTGCTATGGTTATTATAATGATCGTTTAATAGTTGACCGTTATAAGCTGGGTATCCGTCCCAATGGCAGTAAGTTACTACTACCTCACCGTTTGGCTGTTCTACAGCTATATTACTTCTCGTTCCCATAATTACTCCTTTTATATATATGGTTAATAAAGTGTGAAGCTTTGTTTATAATCTCGTTTGATACTATCGGCGACTTGCTAAAAGCGTTGGCGTCCCAGTAGAGTACAGGTATCAATTTAATAGCTTACCTCTTCTATGTGCTAACTTCACTCTTACAATGATACATTATGTATCCAATATGTCAAGTATTATAGTAAACATTATGTATCTTATTTATATTGTCTTTATGATTTATATGCAGGGATTTTATAGGTTAATCGCATCTGTACCCTCTCTCGTTCACTCTTCAAATAAAAAAGCTAGACAGAATGGCTTACCAGTCGGGTTGGGAGTCGGGTTGTCGGGATAATCAATCGGGTCGGGTCTTTGTAGACTATACACACAATATAACACACAAACACAGATTCCCGGTGCAGATCTTCCGGGCATCAGGCCGCAGATCCAGGCTGGATTAACTAGAGTTGCAATTTGTATCCACTATGTTATATTAGATGTTCAATCTATTTATAAGGAGAAGTAATGAGAAGATTTGAACAAGAGGCTATAGTCAATCAAATAATGGTCGGACTATGCGAAAGAGCAGACGCGTCTATTTATGTTGCTACGAAGCAAAAGAACTATAAGGATATGAAGACCATAGCTTTATGGTATAGAGACATGGCTGATATAAGGCAGAATGTAGCTGACAAATTAGCTATAGCTTTATTAATTCCATACGACCAAGAGATAGTAAAAGATATAGTTAGTAAAATAACTGAGGAGGTAGCATTGAAGTAAACAATTAAACTTGATTTTCACCAAGCCCGACCTAGTGTCGGGTTTTTTATATCGGGAGTCGGGCTGTCGGGATTACTTGCCAAGTGCAGGAACTAACACAAACATAACACACACAGGATCAAACCAGTCTGGATCTTTGGTAAGATCCCAGCAAAAAGAAAGATGAAGGATGTGTTGACATTTTGTAGACAGTTGATATACTTAGTAGTAACTAAAGTGCATTACTTATCTGACAGGTAGGGAAGACTCAATAACAAAGGAGCATACTGCTCATAGCCCAATGAGGCACAGAGAGATTCCGCGAGTATAAGTGACCACAGGATAAAGCCCGTTCAGTCGGGCTTTTTTTTATGTCGGGAGTCGGGTTTAGTTTGTCGTTCCAAGACACTAGTAAACACAATAGGAGGCCTAACACAGGATCCAGGAGGCAGATCCAAGCCCTGGTAAGAGTATCTGGTGGAGTTGACAAAATGTATCTAATATGGCTTAATGGTTCTTTAATTACAGGAGAAGTAAATGAAATTACAATTAGATAGAGAGAGGTTGGAAGATCTATTAACAGACTGGTTCCCTAAAGGCAGTACAGCACATACAACAGTTGTGCATGTTGCTCAGTCGGGTATGAGTAGACACATCAAGGTGTATGCCATTGATGGAGATAGAATTCTAAACATAAGCGGCTATGTTGCCGACTACCTGGGCTGGCGATATACAAATAAAGAAGCTGTCTTTGTTGGTGGTTCTGGAATGGACATGGGCTTTCACCTGATATACACATTAGCAAGCAAACTATACGGGGACGGCTACGCAATCAAACAGGACTGGGTATAATGGATACATTGTTCCTGATTACGGTTGGCGTGTATGTGCTGGTATTCCTTATGTCGGGTCGGGCTTAGCTCATCATGACTATGACTGATACGATAACCAGCACTACGGCCACACACAATGAGGATAATAGATCTACCCGGTTCTACGGATATGTCGGGTACTGTCATCTCGGGAAAGCTCGGGTCTGGTCTATGTCTTTGGAAGACTGCGAAACACAAGCAAAGGAGTTTGCCCGGTCAAGGCCGCGATATGTTACCAGGAAAGGTGTATTCATCTACAAGTTAGCAGAAGAAAAAGAATTGATTAAGGTGTTGACATAATGTAACCATTCATGCTTATAATAGGTCATCTTAATTAACAAGACTTTAAGGAGGTCAAAATGAAGATAGAAATAAATATATTAGATAATACTGGCATAGATATCGTTGCTAAAGCCATAGAGACGAGCTGTGACAGTTTAATCATTAATGGTATGCGTGTCATAGCAAATGGTCAAATTCAATCTGAGATGCGATATCTAGAGGATGATGAAATGCCAGTAAGCGTTGAACAATATACTGGACAAAGAAGATTAGTCTGATGTCTTACGTAGTATTAAGTAAAGATTATTCATACACTTGTGATAGATGTAATGAGCCAATCTGTAGAAATGAGGAAATGCAAATTAAACATTATCCTTACAAAAAATACGGCAGAGATGATTATCGATTTCGAAAAAATGAAGTAAGACATTACTGTTGGAGATGTAAAGACGAAGAATAACAACTAATCGGAGAAACAAGGGGAGCAATATGCTCCCTTTTTTTATGGGTCGGAGTCCCGAAGGATCACAAAAGTCGGTCGGTATCCGCGTCTGAAGAAGGGGGAGGGACACAAAAGTGCAGGGCAATATAATACACACACAAGGTTAATAACAAACACGAACAAAATACATATTTA